GTATGGTATAACGGTACGTCAAAAGATATATGGCGTTGTCTAGGTCCTATATGGCGTGGCATAAACAATATGAAAAAAGTTATGGTTGACGGTAAAGAAGAATTAAGAGGTGGTCAATTATCAGAAGCAAGTTATATGAGTGCGTTTAGATTAGGTACATATATTGCAACTCAATTTAAACCTAATGTCGCTAAAACAATTTACCAATTGACCAATGCAAAAAGAGTTTTAGATACAAGTTGTGGATGGGGAGATAGACTTGCTGGCTTCTTTGCCTCGGACGCTGAGGAGTATATAGGATGTGATCCAAACCCTAATACATATAAACAATATATGAAACAGATAGAAGTATATAATAGTTTTCTATCTAAACCTAAAAAGGTTACTATCTATAATACAGGTGCTGAAGATTTACCTTGGGATAAAATAGATAATATAGATTGTGCTTTTACTAGTCCACCATATTTTAGTACCGAAGAATATAACAAAGGTGGTGAAAAAGAAGAAAATCAATCGTGGTTTAAATTTAATGAGTATGAAAAATGGCGTGATGATTTCTTTTTACCTGTATCTAAAAAATGTTTTGAAAGATCAAAACATACTATAATTAATATTATGGATCCAACCGTAAAAGGTAAAAGATATAGAAGTTGTGATGAAGTTGTTGATATGTTAAAAGATAATTTTGTAGGTCAAATCGGTATGAGAATTATGCAACGACCTAAATCAGATAAATTATTTGAAAGTGAAGAAGCAAAACAAGAGTTTATGAATAAAACATTTATAGAAAACGTATGGTGTTTTTCTAAAGATAAAAATACTGACTACTTCAAATCAGCACGTAAAGGAACGCTTGATAGTTTCTTTGAATAAATATTATGATGGCAATATCAGAAAAAAGTTATAACAACCTAAAAGAGTATTGGGACTATCAAAGAAAAGTACAATACAATAAAGAACAAATTAATGCTATGGCAGATAGATTTGAGGGTAGAGTATATAACGATTTTGGAATGGTTCACCTAGATGATATGAAAAAACATTTATGGGATAGAATACAACCTAGTGAATATGAAGAACCACCAAAAGATTGGGTTCCCGAAGACCCTAAATTTAAACTTTGGAACGAATGATGATAACAATATATAAGGGTTATAATAACTATTTAACACACAACTTTCCTGCTACGGAGCTTGACAATATTAAGAAAGTGTGTTATGATCTAGGCATTAAATGGTTTACAATATCTTATAATGATGAGGAGATGAAAGAATATGAGCAATTTTCTAAAAGACATAATTAAAGAAACAGGTAATGAATATGCCTCGCTAGTAAGTGATGGCGTTGATAGTGCAGATGTAACAAGTTTTATTGATACAGGTTCATATTCATTTAACGCTTTACTATCAGGTAGTATCTATGGTGGTATGCCAGGTAATAAGATAACTGCTATTGCAGGTGAAGCTGCTACAGGTAAAACTTTCTTTGCATTAGGTATTTGTAAACATTTTTTAGATACAGATAAAGACGCAGGTGTAATTTACTTTGAATCAGAAAGTGCAATCTCAAAAGATATGATTGAGAATAGAGGTGTTGATTCAACTAGAATGGTTGTAGTGCCTGTTGCAACCGTACAAGAATTTAGAAGTCAATCAATTAAAATACTTGACAAATATTTAGAACAACCAGAGGAAAAAAGAAAACCTTTGATGTTTGTATTAGATAGTTTAGGTATGTTATCTACTACAAAAGAAATGGAAGATACTGCCGCTGGTAAAGAAACAAGAGATATGACTAGATCACAAATAGTCAAATCTACATTTAGAGTTTTAACTTTAAAATTAGGCAAAGCAAATGTGCCTATGATTATGACCAATCACACTTATGATGTTATTGGTTCTATGTTCCCACAAAAAGAAATGGGTGGTGGTTCAGGTTTGAAATACGCTGCCTCATCAATCGTCTACCTAGGTAAGAGAAAAGAAAAAGAAGGTACCGAAGTAGTTGGTAATGTTATTCATTGTAAAAATTATAAATCAAGGTTAACAAAAGAAAATGCTCAAATAGATGTAAGACTTACATACAAACAAGGACTAGACAAATATTATGGTCTTTTAGAACTAGGTGAGTCAGCAGGTGTGTTTAAGAAAGTATCTACAAGATATGAACTACCTGATGGCACAAAAGTTTTTGGTAAGTCAATCAATACAGAGCCTGAAAAATATTTTACAAAAGAGGTACTAGATAAGATTGATGAATACGCCAAAAGAAAATTCTCATACGGATCAGACGAAGAATAGAAAATACGCATTTGTACAAAGAGAAGGTGATGACTTTACTTGTATAAAGTTATTACAAGGTAAGTACAAAGGTATAATCTACAAATACGGTAAAGTTGGTTTTGCAAAAGAAGAAAAACCAGATGGTACTTTACCTATGAAATTTGATTACGAAATAATTTTTAATCCACACGAAGAATCCAGCATTGACAAACAAGAGTTTATAGATTATATTGGTGATATACTAATAGAACAATTAGAGCAACAAGTTAAAAAAGGTACTGCTGTATATGAATAATGAAAGAATAGAAATTACAATATTAAGAAATCTTATATTTAATGAAGATTATACACGTAAGACTTTACCTTTTATTAACGAAATTTATTTTACAAAAAGAGAAGAAAAGATTTTATTCCAAGAAATAGATTCGTTTGTTCAAAAATATAAAAACTTACCTACAAAAGAATCAATACTAATAGAATTAGGCAATCGTAAAGATATAAACGAAGAAGAACACAAGATAGTAAAAGAATTAATTAACACATTAAACAATGAAGAAGTTGAACAACAATGGTTGCTAGATACAACAGAAAAGTTTTGTAAAGATCGTGCTGTTCATAATGCAGTATTAGACGGCATTAAAATACTAGATGGCAAAGATAATAAAAGAACACAAGAAGCAATACCTAGTATTCTTGCTGACGCATTAGCAGTTAGTTTTGACAATCATATAGGGCACGATTATATAGAAGACGCAGAAGCAAGATTTAAATATTATCATACTAAAGAGAAGAAGTATCAATTTGATTTAAGTTATTTTAATCGTATTACAAAAGGTGGTGTACCAAGTAAGACTTTAAATATTGCTCTTGCAGGTACAGGTGTAGGTAAGTCTTTGTTTATGTGTCATTGTGCTAGTGCTTATTTGGCACAAGGTCTTAATGTATTGTATATTACTTTAGAAATGGCTGAAGAAAGAATTGCTGAAAGAATTGACGCTAATTTATTAGATACTACAATAGATGATTTACACGCATTACCAAAAGATTTGTATGATTCTAAAATATTAAAAGTAAAAAACAAAACAAACGGTCAATTAATTATTAAAGAATATCCTACTGCCTCTGCTCATAGTGGTCACTTCAGATCATTGTTTAATGAACTTGCATTAAAGAAAAGTTTTAGACCAGATGTTGTATTCATAGATTATTTAAATATATGTGCTAGTGCTAGATTTAAAGGTGGTAATATATCATCTTATTTTTATATCAAGGCAATTGCTGAAGAATTAAGAGGTCTTGCTGTTGAGTTTAATGTACCTATCTTTAGTGCAACACAAACAACTAGAACTGGTTTCGTTTCAACAGATATTGGTTTAGAAGATACATCAGAAAGTTTTGGTCTACCTGCTACTGCTGACTTTATGTTTGCTCTTATGTCAAATGAAGAACTAGAACAACTAGGTCAAATGAAAGTTAAACAATTAAAGAATAGATATAATGATCCTGCTATGAACAGATCATTTATTGTAGGTGTAGATAGAGCAAAAATGAAGTTGTATGATGTAGAAAATACAGCACAAAACATAGTAGATAGAGGAAAAGAACCTGAAATAAAAGAAGACCCTTACGATAAATTTTCAGACTTTAAAATATAATGCCTAGAAAACAAAAAGTTAGATTTCATAAAGGTGATAGAAAACCTAAATCGGATAAAGAGTACGATAAGTTATCTTATAAAGTTAAGATGAAAAAGAAAGGTCGTAAATTTATCTGGCAAGTTGTAGAACAACCTCACAAAAAAATAGTTGCAGAATATTTTTTTGAAGAAGACGCACAAAAATTAGCAGACTTTCAAAATAAACACCGTGTATTTGAATTAAACGGTGGCATACCATCATTTCTATATATTCGGGCTTGACACTCTCTTATAAATATGTTATAGGAGAGATATATGGCAATAGCATATTTACAAGGCGGAGCACAGACAACGGTCACAGCAACTATGACCGAGTTATTTCCAGCGTTATGGTTTAATACTAAAAATAAAAAACCAACAAATGTAAAAGAACTAGAAGACTTTATTTACGATTATGATAATAAAAGTAATAAAGCATACCTAGATGGACAAGATAGAGAGTCAGGTGCAAAAAATATAGATTTAGCATTTACAAAAATTGAACCTAAAATGAAACAGGTTAAATTACAAAATGCTTTTGCCATAACAAATTATCTATTTGACACAGACGCAGAAAATCCTATCAATTATGTTGTATGGGGTTATAGAAAAAAACCTGCAGGTGTTCCTGATAATCATTCAGGTGATGTATTCTTAATTCATAAAAACAAAGACATAACAGGTGTAAGTTTAAAAGCAGGTTTAGATAAATCTATGGAACCTAAATTAAACACTTACGTAGGTACAACTTTAAGACAACCTTATTATAAATCAGTTGACTCTACGGCAGAGGCAAAACTAAAAAGAAGATTATGGAAAGAAGTTTATTCAAAAATTAAAGCACCTAAATCTGTAAATGAAAATAATTATTACGTTACAAGTGGAGAAAGAACTTCTACAAATAAAGATATGGTAAATTCTTTGTTAGCATTTTGGACTAGATCAGGTGGTGATAAACCTAACAATGCTTTTGATAAAGCATATCAAGTGATGACTAAAGTGTGTAGAGAAGAACTTGCTAATATTGTAAATAAAAATGTCAAGGCAACTAAAGAATGGATTAGAAAAGAATTTAGATTACAAAAAGAACAAGAAGTACCTTTAGTTGTAATTAAAGCAGTAGGAGAAACTTATAGAGAGTTAGGTGATCCTGTACCTAGATTTTTACCTAAAGTAACAAAAGTAAAAGCATATTTAAATAACAATTCTGTACAAGAATGGTTTATAGATTTAATGTCTAATAAAAAGAAATTAACTTTAAAAATGACTATTAGATCAGATAGTGGATTTAGACCTGATAAACCTAAAGGTAAATTAGGTAAATTTAATATGTTAAAATTACAGTATGGTGGAGTGAAGAAATAACATAAATAGTATTATTGAGTTATATGGAAAAAGTGATTATATTAATGGATAAATTGGAGAACAAATGTTTAGTTTTAAAGGTTTCATTACCACAGAAAAGAATACACACCTTGAGCATTTAGAAGACGATATAATTAATCGTGGTTCAGAAGGTGGCAAAAACGCAGTAAATTTTTTAAAGTCAGTTAGAAATATGCTAGCTGGTTCATCTAGCGGACGAGTTAATATGTCTGTTAAATGGGACGGCGCACCTGCTATTATTTGTGGTATCAATCCAGAAAACGGCAAATTCTTTGTCGGTACAAAATCAGTCTTCAATAAAACACCAAAGATAAACTACACACCAGCAGATATATCTAAAAATCATTCTGGTCCTGTTGCTCTAAAATTAAATGCTTGTTTAAAAGATTTAAAAAGATTGGGCATAAGAGGTATCTATCAAGGTGATTTACTATTTACTAAAGGCGATCTAAAACCTGCCGTTATTGATGGTGAAAAAATGATTACATTTACACCTAATACAATTACATATGCAGTACCTATGAACTCTAAATTAGGTAGACAAATAATGAGAGCAAGAATAGGTATTGTATTTCATACTTACTATACAGGTAAAGATATGCAATCTTTAACAGCAGGTTTTGGAACTATAAAAGGTTCTTCAGGTTCATCAGCAGTTTATTTAGCAAGTGCAGGTTATACAGATACATCTGGTTCATCAACATTTACATCTGGTGAGTTATCCAGATTTGACTCATTAATCAGAATGGCAGAAGGTTCTTTAGCTAAGGCTGCACCTTTACTTAATGTTATGAAATCAAACGATAGTTTATCAGTAGGGTTTAGACTAAAATCATTTTTTAATTACTACATTAAGAATAGTAAAGGCACGTCTATGGCAAAAGTTAAAACATTACAAGATATGTTTAGAGAATATTACGAACAGATATTAAGAGCAGAAATTAGTGCTAGAAAAACTGAAGCAGGTAAACAAAAATATAAAGACGCATTGAAAACAGGTTTAGATTTTATAGATAAAAATAGAAGTGCATTGTATTTTGCCATTGCCTCACACGTTAGTTTAGGTAATGCAAAGAATTTTTTAATACAAAAGTTATCGCAGATACAAAGTATAGGACATTTTATAAGAACGCCTAATGGATATAGAGTAACTAATCCAGAAGGATTTGTTGCAGTAGATAGAAAAGCAGGTGCAGTTAAACTTGTAGATAGATTAGAATTTAGTAGAGCAAACTTTACGATTGCAAAAGATTGGGTTAAAGGATAATGAAACAAACACTAGAATCAATTAGACAATATATAAATGAAGGTGTTTATGATCCAGGTATCTTCAAGGCATTTTTTCTTGCAGGTGGTCCTGGTTCAGGTAAAACATTTGTTACTCAATCAGCATTTGCAGGTACAGGATTAAAAGTTGTTAATTCAGACGCTGCTTTTGAAAGAGGTTTAAAAAAGGCAAATCTTTCATTAAAAATGCCAGACGAAGAAGAATACTTTAGAAATATAGTTAGACAAAAGGCTAAAATGACAGCAACAACTATGCTAGACACATATGTTACTGGTAGATTAGGATTAGTTATTGACGCTACAGGTAGAGATTATAGCGTAATACAAAGTCAGTTTAATAAATTGAGAAATTTAGGATACGATTGTTATATGGTATTTGTTAATACAAGTTTAGATGTTGCTTTACAAAGAAATCAAACAAGAGGTAGATCAATACCTGAATATATTGTAACTAAAAGTTGGCAAGGTGTTCAAGCAAATATGGGTGCATTTCAAAGAATGTTTAGTCCTAATAAGATGTTAATTATAGATAACAATAGAGATGAGAAAGAATTAGTAACAATAACATTAAATACTGCTTCTCGTTTTATTAGGAGTAGATTAAGAACTAAACCAGAAAATTCAATTGCAATGAGTTGGATTAAAAAAGAATTAGAGTTAAAGAAAAGATGAGATTTAAAGATTACATATTTCAACACTTAAAACAAAATGAAGCTGTCATTGATATACCTAGACAGACTTATGCTGTAGGTGTGTTTTCTAATCCAGAATCTAAAGACCCTAAAATCAAACCTGAAATTATAGGTATGATTATGAAACAGTTTACAGAATTTAAAAAAGAATATCCTATATTAGATTATTCTTTAATAGGTTCTATCTTAACAAAAAGATATAGAGATGACGCAGACCTTGACATCAATGTATTATTTGATGTGCCAAAAGAAAAACAAGAAGAAGAAAGATTAAGATTATCTCAAAAGTATTTGTCTGCTAAATCACCTGATAGTGTAAACGGTAAACTAATACCTGGTACAAGACATCCTATTAACTATTATTTTATTACAGACAAACAAACTTATGATGACCAGAATAAAAAGGCAGACGCAGTATTTGATATAGGTAATAATAAATTTATTAAAAGACCTGAAGACTTTAAGTTTGATCCTGATTT